TAATTCAAGCCACGCAAGGCTTTGGAATCATGGGCTTGACGGTTTTCATCAAAGCAAACAGACGCTTCAATGCGACGGCCAGTGTGAATGGATTTGCAAGAGATATGGCGGTAAATAGCGTTAAATGATCCGCGACTAATATCGTTACGAGCTATTAAATCAAAGTACGAGTCATCCGATTGAACGTAAGCAAACCTGTCGTACCATTCTTCCTTTTCGATACGCCCCAATTCTTTGCGCTCAACTTCAGCAAGCGTCCTTTCCGGAGTTAATTCAAACATCTTGGATGGCGTAATTCTCTCTAATGCTTTGACAAACGCATTCGTCAACAACTCAGGGCGTACACCCGGCTCATGCTTGGCCGCGCCATTCTCAGCAGCCCAAGCTAAATACTCGCGTGAGCCAAAGCCAGAGCAATGCTCATGGTAGCAGCAGTAAGCGCGGTTAACTGGGTGGTAGCGACCCATTGGATTGCCATCGCTATGCTCTGCACTGTTAGGGCAAACTACGCCATACCAGCCAGATTGATTGGCGTTTTCCAATAGCATTCCGTTGTCATCAATCCACTGCAAAATGTCATCGTCGCCATCGTCTTTAAGATGGATTGAGCGCACTGAGGCAGTGTCCGCCTCCTCTGGATTGACGCCTAGCGCATCACAAATTTGATCTAAGGTAAACTCGCGCTCAGGATGGAACTCAATCAGTTTAGAAGCAAAATGTTCTTTGCCGGGCTTGAGATTGACTGAGCCGGGCAAGCGAAAGTTACGCACTGCATTGATAGCCCCGCCATCAGTAAAGCCAGCATCCGCAATCGCTTTGATCGCAGCAGTGAACTCACCCTTGGTTGGTGCGGCCTCGCAATCAAATACATAACCCCACTGGTAATTATCAGGGGAAGTTTCCATGATCCATGTAGGCTCAATGGTAGGGATTTTAGATTTAGTGCCGATGTCATCTAACACCATTACAAGGATGTATTCGCAGTTGGCAGCAGAGGCGGAGATTTTGCCGTCTTGGAAGCGGTCAATAATAAATGACGCCGTATTCCCGTACCAAGCGCCAGTAGGCTTGTAACGCTCAGGCAAGAACGCTGGCCAACTGTATTTCAAAGTGCCGTCATTGTGCATGGCTTGATTGCCATCGACCATAACAGGCTTTTGTCGCACTACTACAAAGGTTTCGCCTTGGGCGGCTAGTTTAGTGAGGTATTCAACGAATTCAATATTTGTTATACTCAGCGCAGTCATGCAAATCCTCTAGTTTGTTTTGATTAAAAAGGCTTGGCTCTTATCGGGGTCAGGCCTTTTGCTTTTGTTTAAGAGTTGTCTATTCTACTACTTCCCATACCGAAGCATGGCTTTTACTTCTACATTTAAGGGTAACTCCTTACACCAATCTGGAGGCGTACACATCACCGCCGTCATTTCTTTAATGATCTCATCTGGGCTATCAGTTTCTACCACGATCTCATCGTGGACATGAAGAACAACATTATCCAACTGGCGTAAAGAATGACGCAATAAATCATTAGCAACAGCTTGAGTAATGTTCTCACACGCAAGGCCTTTCCATAGTCTAGCCCTTGGCCACTCTGTAGCATCGGCAGCCGGTTTCCACGCAGCTTTGGCGTAAGTAACCCCCTCCGAGTCGAGCTTGGCATAGGGATAGCATAACACCCTTCCAGACGGAAGTGCGTACCAAAGATGTTGTCTGTCATACATATAAACGATGCGGCCAGCAGAGAATTCGTAGCCCGGATTACGCAGAGCTGCGGTATAGGCTTCTTCTAAATCTTGCCAGTATCTTACAGCCCAAGAGTTTGCGCGACGCCACGCATTAACGGTACGCCGAGCATCGGATTCGGGAAGTACCACTCCATAGTTACGACCCATCGCAGCAAAAGCACCAATGCCACCACCATAACCACATGAAAGGATAGCGACCTTTCCAATCTGTCTTTTGCTATCAGTAACTTCATCTTCTGAACAGCTAAATATACTCGCAGCTTCCCTAACATAGATGTCCCTATTCTTTCTGAATACGTCCAATACAGTATCAGCGTCAGGCTGATTTGACAACCAAGGATTGCAGCGCGCCTCGATGCCAGACCAATCAGCTACGACTAGGTATTTACCCTTGGCTGGTATCAGTGTAGGTCTGAGCATCCCCTTGAGGACATCGGTGACACGTTTTCCGAATTCTGGAACAATGCTTTTTCCATCAACCATTGCTGCTCTAACAAGATCAGGTTGTTTAGCGCATTTTCTAGTGAAATTGTGGACTTGCGCTCCATACGAGGAAGCGCGACCTGTGGCGCTCCCGCCAGCAAAGACAAACGCGCCGCGAACTCGGTGATCCTCCTCATCAGAAAGCTGTGCAAGGCGGCTGAACTTCGCAACCGATGACGCCCAGAGATCGTCCGCACATTGGATAACGTCTGCGACATCGGTGGGAACTTGATCTGGGTTCTCATCAGCAAAGATAAGGAGGTTGGCGCGGACTGTTTTATCAATACTATATTTTTTCTCGCCATCTTTGTATTTCTCCATCAATTTGAGGGCATCCTCGCCTACGCGAGCCATCACCCATTGTTTCATCTTGGAACTTCTAACGCTAGTGATCTCGCCCTGCGTAATCTCATCTACCAAGTTCTCGATCTCGCCTAGCTCGGTAGAGGCATAGCGCAAGGCGGCCTCTGCAAGTCGTACATCAACCAGTACGCCTCTGTCGTTAATCTTCTCATTGATATGGTAATCGAGCAACTCATCCGGTGACAGCGGGCGCATGGATTGGCTAACCAATCGCATAACTTTGACATCTTGCTCGCAATAAGCAATCATCTCAGCCATCAGCTCAGGTTCAGTGCCAAACGAGCCATCAGCGCGTGGAATGGATAGCAGACGGATCAATTGACTGCCTCGGTGATCCTTACGCATAGATGCGCCAGCGAAGCGCCCTACGTCCGCTAGTGAGCCGGGAGCGCAATTGGCTCTAGCCTGTGTAGCGGTGCAATAAAATTGCTCCAGCTTAAAATTAATCTGTAAAACATACCAGAATATCAGACGCTCAAAAGCCGCGTTGTGAGCGTAAATCATGCCTTCATGCCGCATGACTTCTTCGGGAAAAGCATCATGCGGAAGCCATGTCCTGACTTCTTCATCATCAAAAGCATACGACATACACAAGACTTCCGTACTGGGGTCTTGGGCGTAGTTATAAACGCCATCCGTCAGCAGATTGCAACGGCTACGCGTTTCAAAATCAATGTATAAAATAGTCATAATTAGGCGGGGCTAGACAGTCTTTTTAGTCTGAAATCTCTGCGAGCCATAGAGCTGAATAGTGTCAGCCTAGCCCCTGTTCGTTACACTGCTGCGCGCCGGCGGCGAGCTGGAGTTGCTGGAGCTTCTTCTGCAATAGAAGGCTCATCCAATTCCAATTCAGGCGCTTTGTCACCTTCTTCAGCGTTCATATCCATCCAGTCAATCACTTCAAAGATCGGAGTAAAGATACGGCCATAAGACTTATGGGAATAATGCTCTTTATTCAAAGTGATAATAGCTACTGGCTTAGTTGGGTCTTTCTCGATCTGAGCTGCAATCAACGCGCCCAAAGTTTGAACAGCACGTTTACCGCCTACAGATGTAGTCGTAAAGCGAGCTTCCATACCCTTATCTTCACCAGATACACACTTGATTGACAAACCAACTTGAGTTTCCCAACCACGTTTAGCACCGGCTGGCGCTGGCTCTAACTCAGGCAAAGGCTGGCTAATAGAAACCATCTTCTCACCTAAAACATCACCATCACCCCAAGCGATATAGCCATGAATAAATGAGAATGGGTTAACTGCCCATTCAGAGCCTTCTTCTACCTCGGTCTGATCTGCGCCAAATACCCAATGGCCGGTCTTGTCCATCTTGATGATAACGCTACCGACTTCAGCTACGCTTTGTAGATTAGCCTTGAGAGCGCCGGCCAAGTCTTTTACTGCTGGTAAACCTGCTGCTTTAAATGTTGTCAAATTAGACATGATATTTCCTTACTTTAGTTTAGTTTATTAAGGGCTGCGGTGAGTTGCTGCCCGATTTGTAAAACCGCTGGTCTTGGATCAGAGTCCGGGACTAACGTACTACCAGAGGAGATAGCAACAACCAACTCCTTCGGCAATTCTTTATCAAACGGCTTCAATGCTTTTTCCATCTGAGCCGGTGATTTTAATTTGCGCGGTTCATAAACTACGCCGCGTTCATACTTTGAAAAATAGTTTTCTGCTTCTTTTACATCTACCCATTGGCGTGTAGCGCGCTTTGCCACCAGCTTGTAGCCCGGTACACGAATGTCAGCCTCTAGCATCTGATGAGCTAATGAGCGTAAATCAGTGACCCATTGCTCGATCACATCGGCTTGGGCTAAGTAATGAGCAATCTTTGACGGCTCTAAGTCTTTTAGGGCAAGCTGCGTAGCCCGATCTACTGCGCCGGTCATCAGCGGGCAAGTAGGCTTGGCTGCACACCAACGGCAATGGCTACCAGAAGCCATCGGTGCGTCAGGCTTTTGGGATTCTTTGACAGCAACTCGCAGCTCACGCTCGAATTGCTTGAGGCGATCAATGGTAGTTGTCCAACGACGGATTTCAGGCGGCTGAATAATGATGACTTCGACTTCATCGACATCATCAAAAATCCATTGGCACTTAGGGGTACGCATGGCAGCGCAAGCATAGAACATGGCCTGATCGTTTTCTTCGGCTTCGACTATTACGCCATCTCCAAATTTCCAATCAAGCACAATAGCTTTGCGGGCTGTCTTACCTAGCAAGTCTGCTGATCCAAACGCGCCTTCGATATAGTCACCAAAGTCAACCTCAGACTCAACCATGTATTCCATCTGAAAGTCAGGATCAACTTCATTCAAACGCATGAGAGCTGGCCAAATCTTACGCTCCAATAGTTCTTGAGTCATAACATGAGTTTTATATTTCATGCCAATCGTATCTTCGGGGCGTAGGTCTTTTTCAAGAATCTCTGCTATCACGTTATGACAGAGAGTGCCTTCGTCAGCATACTTGCTGGAGGGCTTGGGTGGCATCTTCGCTACTAAAGCGACTGATGCTGGGCAGTTGATAACTCGTTTAGCGGTTGAGCCGCCGACGATGCTTGAATGCTTTGCCATTTGTGTCCTTAATTTAGATTACTTTACCTTTTGAACGTCCAGTGTAACACAAGAATTGTATAGCGCAATACTTTTTGTGATATTATTTTTTACATGACTAAAAAAGAATTAGAACGCGACATTGAAAAGCACTTTATTTGGGTGGTTGAAACCAGCGGGGGTAAGACCTATAAGTTTAAATCAATTACCCAGCGTGGCGTGTCAGACCGCATAGCGTGTTTACCTAATGGACAAACTTGGTTTGTTGAGTTAAAGCGAGCCAAAGGTGAGTTGTCAGCCATGCAAGAAATCTTTGCTGCGGACATGGTTGCCTTAAAGCAACAGTACGCTTGCCTATGGAGTAAAGAGCAAATTAATGAATGGCTGGCCAAGTGTTTAAGCTAAGAGATTATCAAGAGAAGGCCGCCGACTTTATCTTTGAGCGTGATAGGGCTATGGTATTGGCCTCAGTGGGCGCAGGTAAAACCGCCATTACATTGACAGCCATGAAGGAAATGATTGATGCTGGCCATGTCAAACGCTGGCTAGTCCTAGCCCCCAAGCGTGTCTGCACTGACGTATGGCCAGTAGAGCTACCCAAGTGGGCTGCCGGGCTAACCATGTCGATTTGTATCGGTACGCCAAGAGAACGTCTAAAGGCCTACGCTGCGGATACCCATGTCATGGTCATCAATTACGACAATTTGCAATGGTTGACTCAATTAAATTTAAACTTTGACGGCGTGGTATTTGATGAGTTGACTCGCCTCAAGAACCCATCAGGCGCGCGATTTAAAGCACTATTAAAAGTAATTGAGCCAATGAAGATCAGGTGGGGATTGACCGGCAGCTTTACCAGCAATGGCTTAGAGGATGTTTTTGGTCAATGCAAGATTGTGGATCAAACCTTGTTAGGCCGTAGCAAAGGAGCGTTCCAACAGCAATACTTTGTATGTATCAACCGCGACTTTGGCCAATGGCAGCCTCGGCTAGGCTCATTAGAGAAGGTAATGCAGGTCATCAAGCCAGCTACCTTTTTATTGGAGTCCTCAGAGTATAAGGATACGCTGCCACCATTGCACACCATAGAGATGCGTTGCGATCTGCCAGATCGTGAGCCATACGAAAAGATGAAGAAGGATTTTGTTTATCAATTTCCAGATGCCAAAGCTATTGCAGCTAACGCCGCAGTGGTTACTCAGAAGCTACAGCAGATGGGGTCAGGCTTTATCTACATCTCTGATCGTAAACCAGACCCTACTAGCCCCGGCAAATTTATCATGAATCAACAGCCGGTGTGGTTTTCCAGCCACAAGTTTGAATTGCTTGATGATTTGCTGGCAGAGAACCAGCGAGCCAATACCATTATTGTCTACAACTACAAAGAGGAGCTGGCTGAATTACAGCGCAGATACCCTCATGCTCAAACGATTGATGCGCCCAAAGCCATCGAGCGTTGGAACGAAGGCAAAATCGAGCTACTCCTTATACATCCTAAGTCTGCGGGGCATGGCCTCAATTTACAATATGGCGGTAACAAGATTGTGTTTGTGTCTTTACCTTGGAGTTTAGAGCTGTATGAACAAACTGTAGGGCGTCTACATCGTGGCGGTCAAAAGCATGAAGTCTGGTGCTATATCCTGTTAACTAACAAAACAATTGATGAAAAAGTCTGGGCTGCTTTGGCCGATAAAAGGGCTATTTCAGAGATTGCTTTAGAAGAATTGAAATAATTGTTTTACATTACAAATAAATCTGTTACATTTAATGAACTTTGAAAGGATTAGCAATGAAATGGTTTAAAAAAGATGAAACTCCAGTAAAGGCCTATAGCTGGAGATCACTAACAGATATTCTGTCTACTTTGAGTGAAGCTGAAGTAGAAAGCCTGTTAGAAAAAGAACTTGAAAGTGAAAAGCGTTGGTCAATTGTCCAACGCTTGCACCAACGGTACACCGTTCTTCGTGCGGCGAGAGAACGGAAAGAATTAAAGAAATTAGTAGCCGCTTAATTTGATTTAACTAGAGGAAAAATCATGAGAACACCTAACGTACCTTATATTTGGACTGCATCTGGCACTGACATTACGACACGATGGCGCAATCAATATGGCTGGACACCGCCATCAGAGTTGCAAGAGTACCGCGATAAGTGGAAGTATTACCAAGAGTTGCCATTACGCGCATTAGATGACGGCGCTAAAGAACTGTATGAGCAAACCTTAAAACGTGCCAAAGTAGCGAGGATCAAATGAACACACTTCTAACTGATATCGCTCACGCTCGTCAGCTTATTAACCAAATCGAAATACTGTGTAATAACCAGCAGATCAATGGCCGCAAGCCTATTTACGATAAGGTTCAAGAGCTACAGACTTATGTTCAATTGCTATTACTCAAGACGGCAGACTACGCGTGAGCTGGGCTGACAAAGTGGCCATTGCCACCATTGCTATAGCTGCCGTCATTTTGATGTCAGTCCTTCGATTGGCCATTCGTATAGGGGGCTTAGTATGACCGAGTTATTATTTCTTTTTTTATTAATTAGCGGTATAGCTGCTTGGGGTTTTATACTTTATATTTTAATTAAAGTAATAACACAATCATGACTACTTGGACACTTTCAGAATTAGGTTGCAATGGTAATTGCCAACAAGGGCGCTTGCCTTGCAACTGTCAAGAACCTATACCCTTCTTGGGCTGGATGCGATACGAGCCAGTAGTAATTGTTGAAAGCGGTGCAAGTGTTATGCCTAAACCAGAGGAACAAAAATGATCTATCTAATTTATGCTTTATTAGTACCTATTAGCTTAATTTTGACTATTATTTCAATACCTTTAGCTCCCATTTTGGTATTGTTTGCTAGGCCGATATTGGGCTGGTGTGATAATCATAGCTATGAGGCAGTAGAGCCACGATTGCCGACCTGTTTAGACTGGTTTATGACGCCAGATAATTCACTTAATGGCGATGCTACTTTTCAAACAATGTTTCCGCCGGGTCAATGGTGGTCACAAGTTCATTGGCTATGGCGCAATCCAGCGTATAGCTTCGCGTTACGCTATTTAGGAACTCCTTATACCACTTCGGTACAGGGCGATAAAACAATTAAGGACAACGACAATGCGAAAGCGGGCTGGTGTAAGGTATCAGTTAATGGACTATTTCAATTTACTCTTGTTACCCCTATTGGTTTTAGCCGTTGTATCTATGTTAATTTGGGCTGGAATATTCGTGGTCTGGTGGATGATAACGTCCAGCCTAAGCCGGATATTTGGCAAGCAACGTATGTTTTCTCGCCAAGAATCTCAGGATTCAGATAATGGATGAAATAGAGATTGCTAAGTTGCAAGAAAAGTTGGCTAAGGCTTTAGCTGACGCTGATTATTGGCGTCTAGCGTATGACAAGCTCATGAAGCATATCGACCATCAAAATAGCTATGTACGCCATTTAGAGCAACAAGTTTGGGGAGGGAAAACATTTTGAACATTGGTGATGTGAATAGCACTGAAAAAGGCTCAGGCGCTCGTTATAACGCAGGTAAGCCTGATTTAAGCCTCATTCCTCTTTGTACGCTTGAAGATGAAGCTAAAGTCTGGATGTATGGCAAACAAAAGTACGCTGCATGGAACTGGGCTAAAGGTATGGATTGGTCTGTACCCTTGGCTTGCGCCTTGCGCCACCTGTCTAAATGGCAAGCTGGTGAGGAGAACGATGAGGAATCGGGGCTACCCCACCTTGCTCATGCTATGTGCAATCTACGGATGCTAACGCTGTTTTCTAAGACATATAAAGAAGGCGATGATCGCCCGCCATCAGAATTCATGCCATGACTGCAAATGAACTAGCTGAAGATTTAGAAGGCGCTAAGTTAGTAATTTTAAGACTTAACGATATGCTACGCCAGCAACAAGCTGAAATAGAGGCGTTGAAAGTTAAAGCGCATGAATGGTATTTAATTGCTATGGGAAAGGCACAAGAGAAATGAACAATGAACCAGTAGCAATAGTTAAAAAAATAACTATAAGCGGAATAAACAATTTTCCAATAGAAAGATTTACCGAATTAAAAGAAGGTACTTTGCTTTACAGCTCTCCGAGAAACCTAACAGATGAGGAAATAGACAATGCAATTACTGAAGCATTTAATCGTGGGGCAAGATTTGGTTACGCAGAAGGACTAAAGAAAGCGAGTGAGAAATGAACTTTATAAACTGGGTATTTGACGGCAGTTTTAAATGGTGGTTACTTGGTGCGGTTATTGTTTATATCATTGCTAGATTTAGTTAAGAAAGGCACAAGAGACATGAGTCAAACTAGACTAGGTTCGTTTATTGAAGCATGGGTGAATGTACTGATAGGGTTTACCATTAATTACATCGCCAATTTGTTGATATTTCCGCTGTTTGGCTTTCACATTAGTCTGTTAGCTAACTTCTATATGGGTCTGCTATACACTGTCATCTCAGTAATTCGTAGCTATGCTGTTAGGCGTTGGTTCAATGCAAGATTGCATCGTTTATTGGCCAATATATGAGCAGTTGGTTAATTGTTCTTACAGGCTTAATCTACGCTTATATAGCGGCAGAACAGCTTTTCAAAGGCAATCCATATATGACGGTTGTATATGGCGGCTATGCTTTCTCTAACATCGGGCTGTATTTGTTGGCTAAATAACTATACAAATTTCGGACAAAAATGACCTATTTTTGCATAACTTTTTCTTTAAATTTCATGCACTTACAAGCATTTTTAAAATAGGTCAGCCGACAATAGCAAAGTAAATTTCCCTGTAAAAACAAAGTAATTAAAAATACAGGGAAAAAAGTTTCCCGAACGGGAAGAATGTATGAAAAAGTGCATGAAATATCAATAAAGTTACCGATCGGGGTATTTTGTACGAAAAGTCAGTAGCTTAAAAATGACTCATTAATAAGGCTTTATACATATACGGACTGCGTATTGAGTCATTAACTTTACAATCCAATGTCAACAACTTTACAATCAGCCGTCAAAACTTTACAAAAATGTTAACAAAACTGTTGATATGGCTACTTTTTGTCAATAACTGTACATATAGGTATCAATATGTATAAAAAATTGATACTTATAAGTTACATTTTGTTACTAGACACAAAATTATTTGTCTAGTAATGAATAAGTTTTTATAGGCTCATGGCTTTTTAAATCTACATTGCAAGCCCATTTAACTGCTTCTTCTGCGGACAAGCCCATTCTCATGCAGACTTCGGCTGCCATTGCACCAGAACCAATAGCCATAAAGGTTTTAGCGCGTTCCCATTCAAGATCGTCACCACAATAAAAAAGACCTTCTTTAGTTAGCCTAATAAAAGAACTATCAGGCTTGAGCTTTGGTTTAACTTTGCTTTTCTTATTGATGTAATCCACTACTTTTTCGCAATCGCTCCAATTGCCGGCCACGCCTAACCACCCGCCATCTATTGCGACAATTTTTTCTTCAAAATATTTAATGCCAGTATCTTCGTCTGAAAATTGACTATCCGATACCAAGATTTTTTTGTCCCAATCACCAACGATAGTAGTCATACTTTTGTTATGCACCCACGAAATTCTATTTCTCCGTTTTCTTCATCGGACACCATAATCATCTCTGGCATTAGCATCCGGCCTTGGTCAAAGGATAGCATCACAAAGCCACTGCGCCAATCTTTAGGAGAATCCTCGCAATACTCGAAGGTACTGGACATCGGATCGGCCAAACAACCGGTCTGGATGCCCCAAAATGTGCCTTGAAAATTGGAAATCGGCTGGCAAGCAAGGACGTGCGTATGGCCAGTGATAATGTTGGTATTACCCGCCGCCAGCAAATTGCTGTACCCCGCTGTACGGCCACCTTTAAACCGGTGTTTTACTACGGTATCTTCGCCAATCCAGAATGACCAACAAGTTTCCCAGTTGGGGAAATGGTACTTTAATGAGAAGCCATCTACACCGCTGTATTCGGGGACTTTATTGACTAGCCAAGCCTCGTATCTCATATCATGGTTACCCAACGTCCATATTAGTCGGCAGCCAGCAGGTCTATGTTTCTCGATTTCATCTAAATGCTGACGGCAAGCCTTGAGTTCTTCTAGGACACTAGGCTTTTGATCGTAATTAATGCTTGGAAAACGGCTTAAAACCTGCCCATCGAACGCATCGCCGTTGCAGATGATGACCTCTGGCTTGAATTTTTTAATCATCAACAGGAGGGCTTTAAAGGCCGTTGTGGTGGTATCGGTAAAGTGGGCATCTGAGAACACAATGATGCGTTTGACTTTATCTACCTCAATACCCCTTCGGACATTGTGAGCTGCCAACTCAACCTTTTTAGGCTTAGGCTTAATTTGATCGCGTTGGGAATTATGGGTGGCCAATTTAATGCCAAGCCGGGTTTCAATACTGCTTCGCCTTCTCATGACACTAGAGGAAGCAACACCCAGCTTTTCAGCCATTAAGACAGGAGAGCCTAGTTTAGCCCAAAGGTCTATAAATTCTTGATCTGTGCATACAAGTTTCAGTGCCATAAGTACCCTTCTTCTTCTTGTTGTAATCGGATACTAACCGAACATTGTGTAAATACAAAGACTTATAGGTTATAGCTTATCTTTTACCTGTAATTTTCTTGAATTTTTGTTCTAGCTCGTAATCTTCACGACATTCAGCAGAACAAAATCGTCCTTCTGGTACTGCTTCATTACAGCAAAGGCAATGGCCGGAAAACTTTTCTTGCCCTCTTGCTCGTATTGCCTTAATTGCCAGCTCTCGATGCAAGGCTTCTAAATCCGAAGCATCGTCAAAAATATCGCTGCTCATGCTACTGTTCCGCCTACGTTTTCATAATAGGCTTTTAAGTGTTCCATGTCGTTGACGTGTTGGCCATATTTTGCACCGGGCAGACTTGCCCAGCGCGTACTGCATTTATTAACTGCTTGCTCAAACTGGCCATCATTAATCAGATGGTCAGCGCCGACTTCCTTAATCATCTGCATTGCAATCTGATCTTGAGAGGCGGGGGAGAAATCTATTAAATGTAGTTGCTTCTTATAGGCATCGAAATAGCGCTCTAGGATTTGATAGCGCCCGGCTGCGGTACTAGAGAGTCCATTGACTGTAATCAGTTTGCGAGGATGGTCAGCATAGCCTGAGAACAGTGTTCCGCCAAGCAGAACATTGTAGCCATTATCAGACTTGGCCAAAAGCGTTCTGCCGATCTCGGAGAAGGCAATCGTATCTAATAATGCCTGTTCATTTTTAGTGGCCATGATGGGCAAACTTTCCATGATATTTGTTACGGGCTTCTTGCGCCACAAGATCAGCTAATTCTATATCTTCAAAATTACCAATATGCTTAAATTTTTTATCGACAACTAATGCTACACGCCAATTTTTCTTGGCTTTATTCCACATTACGTTTTTGTAGCCAGAAGAATTATTACCTCCTAATTGACGATTTAACCCATTAGATATGTAATCCGCTGCCCGTAAATTGCTTATGACGTTGTTTGACCTATTGTGGTCTATATGGTCTACGATTTTAGGTAGGTAGCCATAGTGCATCAAGAAAATCAATCTATGCGCTCCATAGGGCTTTTTATCTATATTGATGGTTATGTATCCATTTTGCGTTTTATGCCCCGCTTTATCCCCAACAAATACGTTATAGGCTGGACGTACTTTCCAGAATAAATTGCCATTTTCATATTGAAATAGCTGGTGTAGGCGCTCTTTACTTAACATTGCTTTGTTCTTTGATCCAGTCCTGTAAAGATATTAATTGCTGCGTTGTATAGGCGCAAGCAAGTAACTGGTTGGAGGCGCTTTCATTAACTCCGCTGGCGGGGTTGGAAAGGGAGGGCATTGCACTGCTACCGGATGGGCGCAAGCTGTTAGTGTAATAAGACTTGAGAGCAGACAACTTAGCTTGATATTCATTGGCAATTCCTCTATTGATTAATTCTTGTTGCTTGATTTTGGACGCGTTCTCGGCCTCTTGAATTGTTGCAAGTGCTTCAGTTTTTGTTTTAAATGCAACATAATTGTTATGCTCGTATCGGCCATAGCCAAAGCAAAGGATATTTATCAGTATCAATCCGCTATATAAATAGGTACTTATAGGTAGCGGAAACATTATTCTAATGGCTTGTCAGTTACAGTACGCAATATAGCAGTACAAACGGCAATAGCAATAAGACCATAACCATAATATCTAGCATCAATGAATGGTTGGAGGTAGGAGAAGTTGGCATAGAGCGCACCGAATATAGCTAGAGCAAGCGAAAACCATAGGGTCTTAGACTTGTGCTTCGGTTTCATTTTTTCTTGGTTGTTGGCTTTTTAGCTACTTTGGTAGCTATCTTGGCAACAGTCTTTTTGACTGCTGGTTTGCGAGCTGTGGCTTTTTTAACCGCCGGTTTTTTTGGCTTTGCTGGTACTTCTACTGGGAAGTCAGGCAATTTTGCTTCTATTGGTTTGCGGCTTAATAGAGCGCAGATTTTACGGAAGATCATAGTTCATCCCATCTTATCTTGTTTATTATCTAGCTTTATCATGATCTGATCGAGGATATGCTCTATGCGGGATAGCCTGTAATCCAAATCAGTCTTTTTGACATATTCATTTGGTAGCTTTACTTCTAAATGCTGGAGCTTCTCTGTAAGGATTTTTTGGTCAGCTACTAAGGTGTCTTGGTTTTTGGATATCTGATTAACCCAATAACTAATAATTCCGTTAAATATCGTAACTATTATTGCTGCGCCGCCTACTATAGCTGACCAATCCATGATTATTGGATTACTTCTACCGGAGCTTCTTCAATTGGCGCTGGAGCATTAGCAGCTTCGGCTTCTTGAATCGCTTGGAATTGTGGGCTACAAGTTTGACCTAGAGCAGTCAGTAGTTGAAATACCTCTTTAGCTGGGCGGGTTTCAAGATATTGAAATACGGCCAATACTAAGTCTGCGTTAATCTTAATTTCGTTCATCGGTTTATCCTTAATTGTTGGGCATCATTGCCAGTTCAAACTATATCATTTAATTGCTTTTTGTACAGAAAATCTACTACAACATCAGGTGTTACAAATCGTTCTGCTTTATGTTCTATAGAGTCCCACCATAAGAACTGATTAACTGCTAGATTATCGCGACTCTTTAGTAGATTCCAGTTTTCAGGATGACCGTAGATTAATGGATCAGATACAGACCAAAGCACAATGCCCGGCTTGCCTTCATCCCATGCAAGGTGCTGGAAGAAGCTGTCTATGCCAACCCATGTTCGACATTCGCGGATTAATTGACGCAGCTCAGACATGGATAAATTTTTCCTGAAATCATCAACAAGTTGCGTTTCACCTTCTACTCCAATCTGGATAATCGGCTCATTAATTGAGCTGATTAATTCTTTCCAATAAGGATAATTCTTAGGGTTTTCCCTAGTATTCATTAACGGTTTAGCATAAGGGTGAATGAGGATCATAGGTAGAGTTTTCTGTAGGCATTTTCTAGACTATCTTTCCACTTCCATTGATCCATCTTCTTGTAAATGCTCCACTGATCTAGGCTGCCGAATAAATGCTGCGCCTCCGCAATAGACCGCCCCGGTACGATCTCAGGATAGCAAGTGAAAACCATTGGGTTTTTAATTTCAGGCAGTACATGGTTAAAGACAATGTGATCGCCTAACCCGCTATTTAAAACCACTATAGTATGATTTTGGTATATTAAAGTGTTCTTGAATATGTACTCATCGTGGTAGTACATCTCTTGTTTGGTTTCACTGCGAATGCCGCCTTGTGGATTTTTCATGTGCCAAGTACTGGCGTCTGGTACGGCCAAAATGACATAGCCCTTTTGGTGTAAGCCATAGGTGAATAGCGTTTCTTCACGATGCGCCACTCTGGACAGCCCCAGATTGTAGTCATGTACCCCAGCGCGATAGAGGAATGAACAATGCAGATGCTCTACTTCTTTAGAGCGTGTAATTTGACCCCATTGGATATTAGGCTCTGTATCTACATTGTTGATACGGCCAGTGACTTTGCGAGTATCTGGCATATTGGGCGGCGTTAGAATAGACCCGCCAACTGCCCCGACTTTCATGCCCGCATCGCCAAGCTCTTTGGCATAGGCTGACAAGCGTTCTAGGACATTAGGCTCAGGAATAGCGTCATCGTCTACCCGCCAAACCCACTCGTAGCCCATCGTATTAGCTCGCTGGTGGATATGGTGCTGTCCTTTTTTATCGGCAAATAGCCATTCCCACTTAACACCCTTGATGTCTAACATCTGAAAAAAGTAGCTGTAGATCAGCTCTTTTCGCATATCCTGTGGCTCGTCATTATCATCAAAAATTACCAGCTTATCTGGTAATCGGGTTTGGTTAATGATGGCGTTAAGGACTAAGGGCAGCGTTGTAAAGTAACGCCCCCTAGTGGCTACTGAGCAGAGTATTTGCATAGCATTAGATTGCAATTGTTTCCAGCTCCTAGTGGCGCAGGGGTATCGCTAATCTGCCCCGCTTCATTAATATAATTAAATTCAAAGCCGGGAAAGTCTGCTTCGGTTAAGCCATGCAGCTTATGGTGATGCCCCCAAAAGCCTACCGGTTCATTTAAAGGTACAGTAATTAATAGTCGTTTGCAGTGCTTTTTAAACTTTTCAACAATCTCTAAACCATTGTCTAAATGCTCAATCACTTCAAAAGCAACAATATTAGCCGCCCAACCTAAATCATAAGTATTGATATCTGCGTTAACAAAATTTCGCGTAAAGCCCCAGTCTTGTTCTTTTGCTACTTCGATAATAGTGGGGTCGTAGTCTAGGCCAACATAGTCATAATGCTGCGGAAAGAATTGGCTTCCATACCCTGTAGAGCATCCGATTTCAATAATGTTAGCTCTGTCATCCAGATTTTTAGCTGCCCATTCATACCGCGTTTTTTCTCTGCAAAAATCAAGCGGATCGCCTTTAAGAACTACTGCTCGCTCGTAGTTATTAGTCAGCAAAAAGCGGTAATAGTTAGGGTTGTATTTCTTGGCTAATCTGAGGGAATTCTTTGCAAAAGTGTTTTCCCAGTCTTGGACTAGCTCTGGATCATGGACAGTGCCTTCGCCCTTATGGTAGATCGGAAAACCCCCAGTAAAAATATTGCTACCCCAATGCTTTTCAAAGACCTCGCAGACTTCAAAGCCAGCGTTCTCGGCCTCGATGCAGAACTCGGTATCTTCGCCAGCCCCTACGCCATACTCCTCATTGAGTAAGCCAATCGCATCAAATACTTTGCGGTGAACCATGACGCAAAAGAAAATGGCAAAATCACGTCCAGCAGCCTCAGAGTGCGTCTTAATAATGCAAGAAATACCGCACTGAGGATTAGCCCTAAAGGGGTTATCTAGGATTTCTAGCCATTGATCTTGAGGCTGATCTAGCAATAGGGTGTCATTGTTTAGCAGAATGATTTTATCGGCTGTACAGACTTTAATGCCCTCATTGGTGGCCTTAGGGTAGCCCAATGGCTCATCACTCCAAACCACCAGCAATCGCGGTACAACGGTGCTTAAATAGTTTAAATACGGCAAAGTATTGTCCGTACAGCCATTAGCAGAAATGACCAACTCTACGTCGGTCATTTCAGTGTATTTGAGTATGGACTCTATACAGGGCTTTAAGTATTTTTCGCAGTTATTGTAAGTGGGTATTACTATACTGACTTTCATAATTTCCTTGTAAAAGATATTGCATCACTAACATCTTCCAGCATCTTATCACTTTATGCCGCTGGTGCTTCAGGCAGCTTATTGGCTTCTTGCTGTGCTTTATAGGCAGCAATTACTTCAGGTGTCCATGCTGCATTGCAAATAGCTACAACATTAGCTGGTACGCCAGTTAAATCAGCGTCAGGTGTAAGTGAAGAACGATGGTAAGTCTGGGAGAGTTGTACTCCATCTTCCATAATGCGTGTAGCTTCACGCACCAAAACAACACCATTTTCTGTTACTGTAATTTGGTCTATTGCGACTTCTTTAGTTAATGCCATTTTAATTCTCCTTGTGTCTGATTAACGAATCCACGCTAATTAAGTTGCTGTTTGATAAGTCATGCTAAAAGTATATGTATATCCATTTATCCAAATTACTGCGCCATTTGTAGCGGAATTTATAAAAAATGTTGTTGCATTTCCTTGGGTATTAAAATAATATTCAAGACCAGTTGCTCCTGATTCTCTGCAAACTCCAGTACCTTGAATACTTCCACCTGATGTGTAATAAGAAAATGGAAGGTTACTAACAGCCATTTGTCCGCTTGCAGTTCCAGCATTTGTTATAGAAACAAAACCAACTAAATAAACCATATTCCCAATTTTTGTATATTTTCCGCCTGTTGTTACTGATGTTATTCCAGTAGTAGTGCAAGTAGGTGTCCAAGTACCTTCTTCATAGTCATCTAGTGTATTTGCATCAGATGAAGCGGATTGGGTTGCTGGGAAAGCTACACCAACACCATTTGCGGTAGTATTACCGCCTTGAAGAACTGCATTTCCGCTTGATGTAATAAGAAACTTTGTTACACCAGCGGTAGCATCAGAAATTCCAAAATCGTTTACATTGACTTGTCCAACACCAAGAGTAAATCGGTTGTACCCTGTTGGTGTAAAATTTATTAAACAAGTTGCGTTAGCAGTTTTAAATTCTGCACTATTTGATGAACCCGCATTTACAACAAGTTTTCCAAAACCAGTTGATGTTTGACCGATAAGTACATTACCACTAGAGTCAATACGCATACGCTCTGAACCGCTAGTGCCAAATCTTTGTGTTAAAGCATTTATTTCAAAATCTTTCCAAGCAGAGCCTGTTCTATCGTATGCTTGAGCAGAAGCTAATCCTGTTCCAGAGTTATAAGATAATTCAATGCCAGCACCTGAACTCGGGAAATTAGCACCTTGAATAGCTGCACCACCAGCAACTTGTAATTTAACTGTAGGACTACTAGTACCAATACCTACATTCCCACTAGCATCTTTATAAAACTGACCTGAACCTAGATTAACTACTCCTGTACCGCCTGTAAGAGTGCCTGCATAGGCTAAATCAGTAAAAGAAACATTTGCCCCTGTTCCAATTAATTGAATTGGAGTACCTGAAGCATTACCTACCCATAATTTTTTATCGGTAATATTCCACGCCGTTTCGCCTTGCACCAATGAAGATGGCGTATTACCAGTAGTAACACTGTTAAATAGTATTGAGGGTGTGTATCCAGTAGCCGCCATAATTAAATTCCTTTTTTAGCCATTATATTTAAAAAGTTCCGCCATTGATACCGCCAGTGATGGCATTAGTGGCTGCGTCATACGTTAAACCTGTATTGACATAGTGCGTTTGGCTTCCTGATGTTCCTACAACAAACACTAAATAAGTAGGATTGCTAGTAGTGTTGGTTGAAACTACTGGCGTAATGCCGCTGTAGCCACTAATACCAGACCAGCCAGAGTAACCGCTAATACCAGACCAACCAGAATAGCCAGAGATACCTGACCCTGAATAGCCGCTAATACCAGACCAGCCAGAGTAACCGCTAATGCCAGACCAACCAGAATACCCGCTAATACCAGACCAGCCAGAGTATCCGCTGATACCAGAGCCACTATAACCACTGATACCAGACCAGCCAGAATAACCACTTATCCCTGATCCTGAGAAACCAGACCAACCACTAATTCCTGAGCCAGAATAGCCCGATATTCCAGACCAACCAGAGTATCCGCTAACACCAGAGCCACTATAGCCACTAATGCCAGACCAGCCAGAGTAGCCGCTAATCCCGCTACCAGAATAGCCGCTAATACCTGATCCGCTATAGCCTGAAATGCCGCTATATCCGCTGATGCCACTATAGCCAGAAATACCGCTGTAGCCTGACTTCCCACTATAACCAGAGTAACCTGATTGACCATACATTACTTGTGTTGCGGTAAAGATTACAGATGGCGTTTCAGGATAAGTACCATTTCCAGCAATGGTTTCTAAAGAAACACTTGCACTATTAGTATCCCAATAAATTTCTACATAATCACTTGCATTTACATTAAATGCAAAATTGACAGTTAATATATTAGATGAATAAATACCGCCAATTTTGTCTGGAACATCATAATGACTATTGGTATCAGAAATATTTGCGCCATTTTTCTTTAGCCAAACTTGCAAAGCACCCCATGAATTGCTTATATTAGTAATTTGAAGGGAAAAAGTAAGGCTATAAGTTCCAGCATTGGCAAAAGTTACTCTTGATCCGCTAACAACCGAAACTCCAGTATTGTTTGCGTCATAAGAATTAAAAGTAATTGCTGTTGGAGTATTGGCAGTTGTTGTTTGGGTTGTAGTATCCCAAAATGATCCCCAGTTACCAATAATACCGCCAGCGCCAACAGCACCAGAATATCCGCTAATACCAGAATAACCAGAAATGCCGCTGTAACCGCTAAAGCCTGAATAACCGGATACACCTGAGCCTGAGTAACCGCTAATGCCACTGCCGGAATAACCGCTGATACCAGACCAACCTGAATAGCCACTAATACCGCTAAAGCCTGATGCGCCGTTAATTCCGCTATAGCCGCTAATGCCAGACCGACCAGAGTATCCGCTGATGCCGCTGTACCCGCTGATGCCAGAACCAGAATAACCACTAATGCCAGACCAGCCACTATAGCCGGAGATGCCAGACCAGCCACTATAGCCGGAGATGCCAGACCAGCCACTATAGCCGCTAATGCCGCTGTACCCGCTGATGCCAGACCAGCCTGATACTCCCGAACCACTATAGCCTGAAATACCTGAATAGCCACTAAAACCACTGATGCCACTAAAGCCACTGATACCATTGGCAACGGCAAAAATAACATTTTGATTATTACTAAAACCTGTAGTACCAGTCCCCGCAGAGGAAACTAAAGATACTGGAATAGTGAAATACCCGCCGGCATTAGTTGGTGTAGCGGTAATTTTCCACGTTTGAGAATTTGCACTATTACTTTGATCTTGAATAACTACTTCTTCAGTTGTGGCCAGCAAAGCCAAGAACACACTGATATCAACGCTATTGGCTGTTAGATTGCTAACATTCAATTGAGTCGCGCTAGTTTGTATTAGATTGTTCCAAAGCAGATAGTCAGCGCCCGGATCACCGCTAGTCGCTAAAGCATTCGCTTTATAGAAGTAGTAGCTACTGGATATACCGCTTGCGCCTGAGTATCCGCTGATGCCAGACCAGCCTGAATAGCCAGAAATTCCGCTATATCCTGAAATGCCAGAATAGCCTGAAATCCCGCTAAAGCCAGAATAGCCGCTGATGCCGCTATAGCCTGACTCTCCAGAAAAGCCAGAGTAACCAGAAATACCTGAGAAACCTGACTCACCAGAAAAGCCTGAATAACCCGATATACCTGAAAATCCAGAGTAACCAGATTCTCCAGAGAATCCGCTATAGCCTGAAATACCGCTAAATCCTGATTCGCCTGAAAATCCTGAATAACCCGAAATCCCGCTATCACCAGAATATCCAGAGATACCACTATAGCCAGACTCGCCGCTATAGCCGGAAATTCCGCTATAACCGCTGACGCCTGAAAATCCAGAATAGCCGCTGATACCAGACCAACCTGAAAAGCCGCTGATACCAGAATCACCAGAAAAACCGCTGATGCCAGAGTCACCAGAATAACCAGAGATGCCTGACCAACCGCTGAGGCCAGAGTCACCAGAATAGCCTGAGATACCAGAATAGCCAGAAATGCCAGAACCCGAATATCCAGAAAAGCCTGAATAGCCCGATACACCGCTTCCGGAATATCCGCTAATGCCAGAATAGCCAGACTCACCAGACCAGCCAGAATAGCCGCTGATGCCAGAGTCACCGCTATAGCCAGACTCGCCACTGTAGCCCGATATGCCTGAACCAGAGTAACCGCTAAAGCCTGAATAGCCAGAGAAGCCAGAATAGCCAGAATTGCCTTGGCCAGTTAATTGAGTAAAGGTAATTGGTGTATGGTCGATGTAGCCCACTTCAGGAACAATCGCTACCCAGCCAGTGTTGGCATTTACACCGCCATTAATAATAAAAGTAAACGCGCCGGGGACTTCAGCCCAGACGGCCATATCCGCAGCTCGCGCCCATGCGCCAGATGAAGCTATATAGATGCCGTTGTAATTTGCATTGTCTTGATTTTTAACTAAGACGCGATCTTGATCTACAGTTTGGTAACCATCAATAATTGGAAAACCAGATAAATCAATGTTTCCTTCCAATGGCGTAGTAGCGCACTGGCATTCTGGTTTTGGGCTAAAGCCAACAATGACGCTATCTAAATAAGCCTTATTCACTAAGTCAGTAGGATTTACTGGTACAGAGTCAACTTGACCTGTAGTAGTCCGCATATTATCAAAATAAGCTGACAGTTCACCAGTCAATAATTGTGGGAATTGAACAAACGCATCACCAGTGCCAGCAGTCATTAAGTTGACTGCAAAATCGCCAGCCTTCCAAGCTCTAGGCGTTGTACCTTCTTGGCCGCGAACGACAGTCAGCGCATCGCCAACAACGGCGGTAACCAAAACAATCTCAACGATGAGGCTGTTTAACGCATCAACTAAAGTGAGCTTAAAGGCTTCATCTACACCGGGATTCGGAAAGTAGGCTGCCGTACCACCCGCGACATAAAGCGTTGTTGCAGTGCTAGTAGCAGGGTAAGCTAAAGTAGTTTGAGCTTGGTTCGCAAACAGTAGGATTGTCATTTAGAATCCTGATGGCTGGATTGAAGTAGAAATTACGCTCCAATATACTCCATCCGATTGCAACAGACATGAAGTGCCAACCACATTACTTAAAATCGCTGTACCAGCGGTAGTTGTTCCAGAAGGAACTACATTACCAGACGCGCTAGTAATCGTGTTTCCGTTCGGGTTTTTAATCCACAATGTTGTACCGTAATAGGCCGCCGCGTTTAAAAGTGTCAATACAACATCAAACGCCGTTTCGATAATTAAAGTCGTATCGCTTGTTGTTTGCGAATAGAACGCATTAGTCACTTTGGTGACTGTAGGTGTATT